AAAGCAATCAAGGAATGGGAAACAAAGTATTCTGATCTTGAAGCAAATGCAAAAACAGAAAGAGAAGCAAATGAAAATACATTAAAGCAACAAGCTTATGAATTTAAGCTAAGTGAAGCAACAGGACAATTAAAATTTCCAAATGAACTTACTAAAAAAGCTTTTATGAATGAACTAAAAACAAAGAATTTACCTTTAGAGGGTGAAAAGATTCTAGGTTTTGAAGATTATATAAAAGAAATAGGAGAACAAAACCCTGGAATGTTTGTAACAGATGCAGCACCAGTAGAAGAAACTACACTTCCTACATTAGTAGCATCAACTGGCGGGCAAGTTAAACAGGAAAGCGGAAGTAAATTTGGATTTAACTTTAATACAGTTAGACCATTGCCAAAAGAATAAAAATAAATGATGGAAGAAGGAATTAAAAAATGGCAGCACCATTAAACTATGCAGTAGACTACTCAAAAGAATTATCACAAAATTACCCTTATGTATTAAACTTTGGAGCATTATATGCAAGTCCAAACAATACAAAATACAAGATCACAGGGGCAAATACAATTAAGATCCCAAGCATATCGACAACAGGAAGAGTTGATTCCAATAAAGATACAATAGCAACTGCAGCTAGAAATTATGACAATGCATGGGAAACTAAAGTATTAGCAAATCAAAGAAAATGGAGTACATTAGTTCATCCGGATGATATAGATAAAACAAACTTTGTTACTTCAATCGGTAATATTACACAAGTTTACAATGATGAACAAAAATTCCCCGAGATGGATGCTTATTGTGTATCTAAAATATATGCTGATACAGTAGCAGCGGGTGGAGTAGCAGAAGTAGCAACATTAACAGAAGCAAATGTATTAACTTATTTTGATAAGAAGATGCAAGAAATGGATGAAGCAAGAGTTCCAGTTCAAGGAAGAATATTATATGTTGTTCCGGCAGTAAAAACATTGCTTAAAAATGCTTCGCAAGTAACTAGAACAATTACTGCTGATAGTGGTAATAGTGGAGTTATTAACAGGGCTGTCAATAGATTAGATGAAGTAGAAATTGTATCAGTACCAAGCGATCTTATGAAAACACTTTATAACTTTACAACTGGTTGGGTTATAGGTGTGGGTGCAAAGCAAATACAAATGTTATTAATTCACCCACTAGCAGTAATGACACCAGTAAACTATGAGTTTGTCACATTGGATGAACCAAGTGGAACAACTGAAGGTAAATACATTTATTTTGAGGAATCTTATGAAGATGTATTTATCCTCAATAAAAAGATCAATGCAATAAAGTTTATAACAAATTAGGAGGTTTTTTAATTGGTAGTAGTAAAAGGAAATAGACAGTTAACCATACAAGATGAACAATTAAGCGAAATGCTTGCTAAAGGTTATAGTCGTATAGATGAAGACGGAAAAGTTGTAGAGGTTGGACAAGCTACAACTTTAAAAGAAATAAAAGAAGAGAATGACACGTTGAAAGCTGAATTAGCTAAGTATGCAGATTCTAAAGATAAACTAGATCGAGTAGAAGCATTAGAAATTGAGAATACAGAATTAAAAGCACAAAATGAAGCTTTAAATGCCCAAATAGCTGAATTTAATAAACCAAAGAAATAGGAGTGATCGGGAATGTACACAACTTTAGAATATTATAAAAATACATATGGAGGGAGTGACATTCCCGACAATGAGTTTATTAGGCGTGAACGAGAAGCAAGAGTGTTTATTGACTACATCACATTTAATAGATTCAAAGAAGATATAACCTTAATAACAGATGATGTACAGATAACAATATGTACATTAATGGATAAATCAAAAGAGATAGATAACAAAGGTGGAATTATAGCAAGTGAGTCAGTAGGGAATATGAGTACAACTTATGTGGTAAATGCAAACTCAACATTAAGTAGCGAATTATTAAAGGTTGCTAAGATGTATTTACCACAAGAATTATTGTATAGGGGGGTGTGATTATGAAACCTAATTGCAATGTAACTCTATACAACAAGTATTCCATAGGCGATAAATCTTACTATAAGAAAACTATTATTAAAGGTGCTAACTGGCAAGGTTCAAAGGTACAAGCCATAAGTAATACCGAAACAGGAAAAGGCACAATCAATAGTGCTGATGTAATAAATATATGGATTCCTTTCACTTCTAATTTTGAGGGTAAGATATATTTAGAACCTAAAGCATGGATTAAATTAAGTGAAGTTGATAAAGATAAGTATTTTACCTTTTCTGATATGAGTACAGATTTTATTGTAAAAGGTGAATGCACTTATGATTGGAGCTTAACTAATCCTATTACAAACCTCACTAAATTAGATAATGTAGCTACTATAATGTCGGTAATTATAAATGATAATGGCAGTATGGCAATGAGACACTATCAGTTAGGCGGTAAGTAATGAGTAACGTTAAAGTTAATCTAAATATTAAATCAGTTAATCAAATATTAGCTGCAAGGAATATGGAAAAGGGTGGTAAGGCAGATTTATTCTTAGCAACTGAAATTCATAGGCTAAGTGATCCTTATACACCTTTTGACAATGGAATTTTAAAAGCCAATGTAACCATAGAGCCTAACTCAATAACATATGATTCACCATATGCACAATATCAATGGTATGGAAGAGTTATGGCGGGTAACCCAAGAAAGGCTATAGCAAAAGCACTTAAATATAATGGTTCCTTAAGAGGTGCACACTGGACTACAAGAATGATGATTGATAGAAAGCAAGATGTAATCAAAGCAGTAAACAACTTTGTAGGAGGTAAAGGGTAATGATACTAAATTCAATAAGAGATTTTATATTGACTTGTCCTTTGCTTGTTGCATCCGATGTTGATGATTATATCCATGTAAGAGTTGATTACTCTGCAGAGGAAACAGTTACTTATAATATTAGCGAAGTGCCTTGTGAACCTATTGTAAAAACATACATTGGAGATTCTACAGATAGGCAATACTTATTTAACTTTTCAAGTGTCCAACCGTATAACATTGATGCTGATATAAACCTTGCTAACAATGCGTTTTATGACGAATTTATGAAGTGGTTAGAAACCCAAGCACAGTTAAAGAATGTACCTATTATGGAAGAAGGACAAGAAGCCGAAAAGGTTGAAGCACTTTCACATGGCGGGTTAATGTCTAATGCAGAAGATGGACAAAGTGCAAGATATAACATTCAATGTAAACTAACATATTATCAAGAAAAATAATTAAATGGAAGAGAGTGATTAATTAATGGATAAAATTTCAAGAAGTAAAATAGCAGATTTTATAAATGTAACTCCAAAAGAAGCTACACCAACTTATAAATATATGAACAAAGGATTTAACACACTGAATGAAAACCCAGGCGCACAAATAGATAAGAAAACTTACATAGGAGATACTACCGCAACAAGTTCTGTTAAAGGCTATGAAACTGTATTCCCTTATGATTGTGACTTTATTAAAGATGAAGTTGCTTCAAAGTATTTATATGATATTGGAAGAAACCATGCTATAGGCGATGATGCCGAAACAGATTTTATTAAAGTAGATATGTATGATCCATGTTTTGTTGGTTCAACTCAATTCTTTAAAGCAAGAAAATTTAGAGTATGTATAGAAGTTAGCGGAGCAGCGGGTGCGGGTGGTGAAACAATAGTTTCAACTGGAAACCTAAACACAGTAGGAAATCCTATTTTCGGTTATTGGGACACAGTAGCAAAAGAATTTACAGAAGGTGAATATACTGAATCATTAGGAGTATTGACAGTAACATCTGCAGCGGGTGCAACAAGTGGTAAAACTACAATAACAGTTGCATCAACATTAACTAGTGGCAATATTTATATGTATAAAACTGCTACAGTAGTTACCGCACCTTTACTTGATACTGATTTATCGAGCACATATACACTATGGAATGGTTCAAGTGAAATTCTAGCAACAACTGGCGATAAAATTGGAATAGTAGAAGTTAATTCTTCATTCTTAGCTAAGAAATTTGGAGTTGCAACAGTAACATCTAAAGTTTAATTGAAAGGGGTAATTTAATTGAATATACTTCTTAATAAATTGCCCACAACATTAACTATAGAAGGTGTGGAGATTGCTATTGATAGCGATTTCCGTACTTCCATAATGTTTGAGCAAATGTTAAAAGATAAAACATTAATAGGAGAAGAACTAAGCATAAAAGCAATAAATTTATTTTATAAATGTGATGGTTTGATAAGCGAAAGTAATTCAAGTGAAGCTATAGAAAAATTAATGTGGTTTTATAGATGTGGCAAAGAATTAAAAAAAGCTAATGAAGAAACAGAAAGAATACATGATGAAATATGTTCTTATGAACATGATGCGGATGATATTTACAGTGATTTCTTAGACCAGTATGGAATAGATTTGCAAGAAATAGACTATTTACATTGGTGGAAATTTAGTGCCATGTTTAATGGACTAAGTAAAGACAGTAACATGAAAAATAAAATAAGTATAAGAGCAACAGATATAAATAAATTACCAGTAGAGCAAAGAGAATATTACAAAAAATTAAAGAAAGCATATGAGATTCCACATAATGAGGATGAAGAAGAAATTGACGAATTAGATTTAGCGTTAATGAATGGTGGAGATTTAACAGGAATGATTTAGCACTTATTTATTAATAGATAGGTGCTTTTATTATAAAGGTAGGTGAGTATTAAATGGCTAATGATGGGAAAGTAATCTTGGAAACCGGATTAGATACAACCGGTATAGAAAAAGACCTAAAAAAAGTAGGAAGTACAGTAGAAAAAGACTTAGGACAAAACATAACTAAGACTATGGATAAAGCTGAAACATCTATTAAAAATATGGGAAAAGCAGTAACAGGAGTTGATTTCACTAAGGTAAAAACCCAAATGGATAATATATCTAAGTCTATGGAAACAACTAATACTAAAATAGATGCTCAAAAGGTTAAACTAGAGAGATTAAAGACAGCTTTTGAAAGTGCTACAAATGTAAAAGCTAAGAATAAAATACAAGAGCAAATGGAAGGCACAGAAAAAACAATAACAAATTTAGAAACTAAATTAGGTACATTAGGCACAAAGCTATCGAGTTTAAATTCAAAATTTGATATGAGCAAGTCCAAAGATGCTATGGCCGATCTAGACGGAGAATTTAAGACCGCAAGTGAATCAGCAACTAAATCAATGGATAAAATAGAAAAGAAAGCAGAAGAAACAGGCACAATAGTAAGAAAAAGCATGGGAAGTATTACTATAGGTGATGGAATTATTAAAGTTGGAGATAAAATATCAAGTATAGGTAGTACTTTAACTAGCCATGTTACACTTCCATTAGTTGGTGTTGGGATTGCGGCAGCTAAAGTTGGCATGTATTTCGATAGTGCAATGTCGAGAGTTAAAGCAATTAGTGGGGCAACTGGAGAAGACTTTAATAAATTAAAAGGGCAAGCAATTCAGCTAGGTAGCGATACAGCCTTTAGTGCAAAAGAAGCAGCATCCGGAATGGAAGGATTAGCTTCAGCGGGATTCTCCGTAAGCGAAATTATGGTAGCAATGCCAGGAATGTTAGATTTAGCAGCTTCAAGTGGCGAAGATTTAGCAAGTAGTTCTGATATTGCAGCTAGTACATTAAGAGGATTTGGATTAGCTGCAGATCAAGCGGGACACGTAGCAGACGTACTGGCAAAAAATGCGGGTGCAACTAATGCAGCGGTAAGAGATACTGGCGAAGCAATGAAGTATATAGCACCAGTAGCACAAGAAGCCGGATGGTCGCTTGAATCAGTAACAGCAGCTATTGGAGAAATGGCTAATAGCGGAATCAAGGGAAGTTCTAGTGGAACTACATTAAGAAGTATGTTTTCTAGTCTTGTAAAACCATCTAAAGAAGCGGCCGAAGCAATGGCGGCAATGGGATTCAAAGCTTATGGCGCTGATAACAAAATGAAATCACTAAGTACATTAATAACTGACTTAGATAAGTCAACTGCAAAAATGACAACAGAACAAAGAGAAAATACTATAGCGACATTATTTGGACAAGAAGCTATGAGTGGTATTTTAACATTAATTAAAAGTGGATCAAGCGGGTTGGATGATTTAACAAATAGCTATAAAAATTCAGACGGTGCAGCAAAAGACATGGCTAAAACTATGCAAGACAACGCAAAATCTGCAATAGAACAAATGACGGGAAGTTTAGAAACAGCAGCAATTAAGGTAGAAGAAGATTTCGCACCAATGATAACTGAATTAGCTGACTACGTTCAAGACTTAGCTAATAAGTTTGCAGATTTAACACCCGAACAGCAAGAATTTTACGCAAAACTATTATTAGTAGCAGCAGCCGGAGGGCCTGTATTAAAATTACTAGGCGGATTAACTAGTGGCGTAGGTGGATTAATAACTGGAGCAAGTAAACTGGCTACATTTTTAGCACCGGCAGCAGCGGCTTCTACTGCACTAGGGGTTGGAGCAGTAGAAGCAACAGCAGCAACAGGAGGATTTGCAGCAGCATTAGGCGGAATTATAACAGTAGCAGCACCAGTAGCAATTGTATTAGGCGCATTAGTTGGATTAATAGCAGAAGAAGCAACAGCACATGATATGTTAGATGATAAATTAACAAGAACAACAGACAATATGAGTAGTTGGGAAAAAGCAGTAAATACAATGAATGGTTCTACTTTTAAATCTAAAAAGCAATTACAAGATTTGGGCGTAGAATATAAAGATTTTGGGAATAATGTTTCAGATAATTTTAAAACTAAAGTTGAAGCATCTACAAAAACATTGAATGAATTTCAATTATTTTTAGGTAAAATTAATTTAGGGAAAATAGATGATGCTGAAAGTAAAGAGTTTACAAGTAAAATTGAAAGTATGGTTAATGATTCGATAGCCGCTATTAACTCCAAAAAAGCAGAGGGGCAAAAAGCTTTAAGCGATTTATTCGTTGGTGATGACAATGAAATAGATACAAAAGAACAATCAATTTTAGATGATATGGCTAAAGGTTTTGACAATCAAATTGTAGCAGAAAACACATTAAAAGATGAAATACTTGCCATCAAGAAAAAAGCATTAGAAGAAAAAGGCTATTTAAACTATGCAGAGATAAAACAAGTTCAAGATAAAACAGAGAAAATAAAAGAAATTGAATTAAATGCAATCGGTGGGACAACAGAAGAAAAATCTTATTCTAAAAATGAGTTTGGGGCAAGGGTAGAAAATACAAGCGCAGAAGATGCAAGCAAACTTTTAAAAGATAAAAGAGCAATACTAGATGAAGAGAATATTAAGATAAAAGCCAGTTATGATACTCAATTAGATTTACTAAAAACAAAAATAACAAATGAAGATGGTACAACTAATGAGGAAGTTAAAGCAGAAATAGAAAAGTTTACTAAGTTGCGTGATGATAAAGTAAAACTTAAAAATGATGAATATAAAGAATACTTAAAAATACTTGGAGAAAAGAACCCCGAAGCCATGTCACTCATAGACCAATACAGCGGTGAAGAATTAACAAAAGCAGATAAGACCGCACAAGGTAGACTTAATTATTTAAAATCTATGTATAAAGGTATGGATGAAATAACCCAAAGCGGTACATATAATTTAGTTAATACAACAACTGGGAAAATGGATGAAGTAACAGTGTCCATTGATAAGGCAAGTGGCAATATAGTAGGAGCAATATCTAAAACCACTACCGAATATGGGGTTGCGGTTGAAATGGTTGGCGGTGCTACCGATAAAATGGGGCAAGATGCAAAAAATCTAGCTGATGAACATGATAAGCTTTCTACAGAAGTAAAAACCGCTTTAGATACTGTTAGTGGTGCGCATATAGATGCAGAAGGGAATATATCAAATTCAGCGGGGAAAATAGTGGATTCGTTAGGGAACGTTACTACCGCAGAAGATGGAACAGTCAAAGGCATATATACCCTTAATGATACACCAATTGAAATTGAAACCAATGCCGATGGAACTATTAAAAACATGGATGATGTTATTAGAAAAATAGAATCGATACCACCAAAAAAAACAGTAACTATTAATTTTGGAATCGGAGAAGGTGGCGAAACCCTAGCAAGCTTGGCAATATCGGGAGTTGGAAAAGTAAATGCAAGCGATCTAACAAGCAATAATTATACGGGTACAAACGGGGGAGATGAAGGACTCTCATATGTAAATGAAATAGACCATGGCGGTTGGGAAATTTCAAGCGGTTCAGAAGAAATAGCAATGCTTGGTAGTGGCTCAAAAATAACAAATCATATGACAAGTGTTAGCCAAATGAATCAAGAAATATCAAGTCAAATTGGGAATACTATATCACCAATTATAAACTCTTTAATAAATGCAATGACACAACAATCTAGCAAATTATCTCAAGTAGCTAACAATACTGGCCAAATGGTTAATAACGGCAAAGAAACAATTAAATTAAATGAAAAACTAGCAACTAACTTAGTTAATAAAATGAATAGTACTAGCGGAACATTTGGAGGATTACAAACAGAAATAGCAAATGCTGATACTGCAAAAACTAAAGCAAGTAGCATGAAAATTGAAGATAATAAGTGGTACTCAGATTCTAAAGCTAGATTAGATGACGTTACAAGTCAAATTGATGCACTAAAAGATAAAAGCCAAGATGTTAGTGATTCCGTTGATGGAGTTACAGACAAAACTGTTAAGAAAAATACGGAAGCAGAAAAAAACTCAATTGAAAAGCAACAACATATATTAGAAAAACAAAAAGATTCCATCGAAAAGGAAGTTAATTATTATAAAGATGCAGCGACAAAGGAAATTGAAGTCTGTAAAGATAATGCAGATCAACAAGTAAAGCTTGCAGAAGCAAAGAAAGATAAACTTGTAAAATTAGCAGAAGCAACAACAACAGCAATTAAGGCAAAATTAGAAGAAGAAAAAACAAATGCTGAAAAAATTATAAACGCACAATTAACAGCAATGGAAACAGCATATAACAAAAAGGTTACTGATATAGAAGCTAATTTAAAAAGTAATACAAGTGATATAGATAAACAAATTGCAGATTTAGAACAACAAAGTACAGATACAAGTCGAAGTGATACACGAACTGAATCAAGTAATAATATAAATATGTTATCAACTAAAAGGGACAATACTAGAAGCCAAGCCGACAAAGATGCACTATCTTTACAAATTAAAGATGCTCAAAAAACTATGAATAAGCAAGAAGACACATGGAATATTGAGGATGAAAAAGCAAAACTAGAAGAAGAAAAAACACTTTTAGAAGAAAGAGCAACAGCAAAAAAAGATAATCTACAAAAAGAATATGAGGAACAAAAAGCATCTAAAGAAAAGGAATTAAAAACAACAGATGAATATTACGCTAAATTATTAGAAACTGACTCTTTAAATGCACAAACAAGATATACAATGTTAACTTCTAGTAATAATGAATTAGTTACTTTGCTTAATTCATACGCTCCAGGGTGGCAAGATGCGGGGCAAACATTAGCGGACAGCCTATTAACTGGCTTAAATAGCAGCAAACAATCCGTACAAGATGCTGTAAATGAAATGATTGGAACAAGAGGAGCTACAGGAACTAATACAAAAAGTTCAAGCGCTGCTTACTATGATGAAAAAGGGAACCTACTAAGTGGATACGCAACAGGAACTAATTACAACCCAACATCGGGATTATATAAAGTAGATGAAGAAAATTTTGAAACTGCAAATAGTGGAAGTGTTGCATATGTAAGTAAAGGCGCTTCAATCAATAATCATATGCAAAGCATGGCAGCTATTAAACAGTTAACAAGTGAAGAAGTAGCAAAACAAGTATCTTTAATGAGGGCAAGCATGGCACAAGTACAAGCACAAATGCAAGCACAAGTATTAAGCAATGTATATAATTCAGCCAACAATTCTAAAACTTATAATGATAATGCAATTAAATTCAATGTTGAAAACTTCCACAATTACGATACAAAAACAGATGTTGGAGATATATCAAGAGAATTAGGATCATACCAACAACAAAAAAAACTATATTAAGGAGTGATATTATTGAAAAGAACATTAATATGGAACAATAAAAAAGCTGAAGATATGGAAGTGAAAATAATATCAATTCCCCCTATCCAATTGAGTACAGAAAGAGTTGAAGAAAAAGAAGTTGAGGGCAGAGATGGGACATTAACGGAAACTGATGGATATACCACAGATACTAAACAAGTTGAGTGTGACTTTAGAGGTGCAGATACACAAAGAATATTACAATGGCTAAAAGGTAATGGCGAGGTTATATTTGGAAATATAGATGACAGATATTATAAAGCAAGAATAAACAATGCGGTTCCACTGAACCAGGTTATAGAAAATCAATTGTATAGTTTTTCTATCCAATTTAGATGCCAACCTTTCGGTTATCTATTAGATGGAAATAATATAAAAGCACTCACCACAGCTACTACACTAAAACATAATAAGTGTACATATAAAAGCTTGCCTTTAATAACTATTTGCGGTACAGGGGCGTGCACAGTTACTATAAACGGTCGTACTTTTAATATAAGTGAAATAGGTGGAAGTATAACTATAGATAGTGATATAGAATTAGTATTAAATGGGAAAGGAAATTATATGTCAGGCCTTTTTCCTTATTTAGATCCTGGAGAAAATAATATAAGTTGGACTGGAACTGGAGTTACAAGGTTAGATATAGTTCCACATTGGAGGGCGTTGTAATGGATATAGATAAATTAATTAAATTATTTAGAAGCACAGAAGCTAATTTTGACCATAACGAGTGGGTTCTATCTGAATGTACAGTAGCAAAGGTTACAGAAGATTTGGAAGGTATACTTGATTTAAACTTAGAATATCCATTGTATGACTCAAAAGAGTTAAGCCAGTACTTAGTTAAAGGTAACATAATACAATGCCCTATCAGCCAAACAGACATAAGAGAAAAACAATTATTTAGAATTAGAAAAAGAATAAAAAATACTAAAACTAAAAGAGTTACAATTTATGCACAAGCTATAGCACGTGCTGACCTCATGAAAAATTGGATTGCGGGTTGCAGAGTGTTAGCGGGCAATACAAGAAAACGAGCTATAGCACAAATATTAGCTAGTTGTGTGGAACAGCAAGGGTATTATGTAGGCAATTTAGATACCAATACAAACACTAGCATTAATTTAGGTTTAGAAGAGGACACAGGTAATGTTATAAACTATCTTGATATAGATGCTAAGAACCCATTAGCGGGGTTAATAGGTGATGAAAAGTCAGTAAAAAAGGCATATGGTGGAGAACTAATATTTAACAATAAAGAGATTAACATAGTAGATGAAAGAGGAACAGATCATAGTTTTATAATTTCGAGTGGTAAAAACCTTGAAGAACTTGAAGAAGAAATTGACGATATGGATTCTGAAAGTTTTGCTACCGCATTAACAATGAGATCAAGTGATGGATTGTATCTACCTAACCAAGAGATTATATATAGTCCAAACGCTGCAACTTTAGGAAACTATTTCAAATTGATTGTATGTGATGATGTAACACTTGTAAACAATACGGATGAAGCTATACAAATTGTTTATGCACAACTAAGAGAAAGAGCTCAAAAAGCTTTTGATAATGGTATTGATAAATTAAAAGCTAATAATACTATTAATTTTATTCAATTAGCAAATACAGAAGAGTGTAAAAACTATGCAGAGTTAGAAAAGTGCGAGATAGGTAATAATGTTACTGTTAAATATCCACGTGCTAAAGTAGAAACAACAGGAAGAGTTATTAAAATAGTATTTAATGTTTTAAAAATGAAAATAGAAGAAACTGAAATAGGAGAAAGAAGAAAGCCAACTTTCGTTGAAACTGTAACAAATGCAGTAACTAAAACAGTTGAATTGAATGACAAACATAATGATAATAAAGTTAAAATTAATAAGGTTAAAAAAGCAACATCGGATATAAATAGTCATATTGTAATAATGGAAGCTAAAGACGATTCTATTGAATTAAGTGTAGCTGATTTATCTAAAAATACAAAGGCGGCATTAGAAATACAAGACGAAGAAATTTCATTAAGTGTTAAAAAAGAGGAGTTTGGGGCATATTTAACAATGCATTATAACGAAATAATGGCTGCGGTTAATGATGGAACTAATCACACGGTAACACTTAATGGTGATGGATTAAGTGTTGGAAACGGTGCTTTTA